TGGTCGGAGAGAGTAGAGCGAGGCAAGCAAGCGGCTATTCAGCGATCCGGCGCCACCACCGTAGCGGCTCCGGCGGCAACGCCTTCGCTCACGACGTTGAAGACGCGACCGGCGGCGCCCGGGCAGGGACCGGCGGTCACCGCCGATCTTCTCTCGCCGAATCGAATGGCGCCGCCGACGGCTACGGCTGGCGGAGGAAATTTAGGCGGAACCGTTCGGCTCGGAGAAACGGGAGCTCACGGTTACCAAAGAGGAGGTGTGCAAACCGAAGCTTGGCTAGTCGATACGGTGAGGCAGGCGTCCAAAGTTCTTCCTCCCGGCTACCGCGCGGAAGTCATCTCGACGGTCGATCCGAGGACGACCGGGACGCCTTGGCATCCTTCCGGTCGCGCTATCGATATTCAAATATATGATGACAAGGGCAACAAGGTTCCTTACATCGGAGACCGTAGAACTCCTGGTTACGACATTTATGCGCGGATGGCCGCCGCCGCTAAAATCTACGCGGGAGATAATTATCCGAAAGCGACTTTTACTTGGGGAGGTCACTTCCACAGTGGTACGCCGTACGATCGCATGCATTTTCAATCCGGCGGTGTCTCGGCGGAGCAATTTTCTCCGCAAGAACTCCAGAGAGCCAGAGCTGACATCGATGCTCTGAAGCAATCGCAGGTCGCCGGACCCGGAGCCGGGACGAGCGGCGGACCGAAGATTCAAACGTTGAGTGTGAAACCCGATCCGAATCTCAGCGGTTTTAATCCATTCGGGGATCAGCCGACGACGAGAACGAGTGATGGCGATTACGATCCGCTCGGAGGGAAAGCCGCCGGAAAGGGACTTCCGCCGCCGTATCTCGGAGGTCGCGCCGCGGGAAAAGGGAAACTCATTCCGTGGGGCTCGCAGGGCTCGACTGCCGCTGAGGAGAACGAGCAACAGGGAAGACCGTTCTGGCAGCTCGATCGCGCTTCGCTCGATCGCGCTCAAGGAGGATCAGCGTCTCGTCGCGTTCGCGGAAAGGCATCGGTGGACGTTACGGTCAAGAAGTCCGAGGACGCGCGGAGTACGCCGATCAAGGGACCTTTCAAGAAGATACCGATGCCGAGAGTTCGTCAACACGAGCCTGCGTCGACCGGCGCTCCGGAGCCGACCGCGGCTGATCACGATCCGGGATTGGATAGCTGATGCCGCAACCCGTAGGCATATCGACGATCCGTGACCTCGCGACCATCAGCAATCGCGGCGGTCCGGTCTCGCCGTGGCGAACGAAGCTTCTCCCGGCTCACTTCGACGGGATGTTGTTTCACGTCGAATCGGGCGGGCGCGAGAACGGTCGCTCGATCGTGATGCATGAATTTCCAAAATCAGATACTCCGTACGCAGAAGACATGGGGCGGCGCGCGGTCGAGTTCTCCGTTCGTGGCTATTGCATATCGTATCCGACGAACACGACCAATATTCTCTATCAGAGAGACTATACAAAGGCGCGCGACGCGCTCGTCGAGCGGCTCGAAGCGGGAGGCTCCGGACCGCTTCAGCTTCCGATGATGACGCCGATGGTCGTCGCTTGCTCGCGCTATCGCCTCACGGAGGAGGAGCGGTTCGGCGGCTACTGCGTCTTCGATATGACGTTCGTCGAGCAGGGCGCGGCGCCGTTTCAAGCGGTCGTCGATCCGACCGAACAGCTCGTTCAGCAATCGCAACAGCTTCGTCAGAAGGTTATCCAAGCGATCTCGCGAGCGCGCGTCACGGCGCGACCGATCCTAACGCGCCGGGTCTCCGGCGGTGCGCCGTTCTCGACCGGGAGCGGCGGCTAAATGTACAAAGCGGAAGCCATCGAAGCGGCGCCGATCTGCGATCGCGTTATGAAGTACATGCTCTCGGTTTCACCGACGCGCGGTCGACCGGGAGCGGACCTTCGAACCGCGATCGGAGACTTCCTCGTCAACGCCGAGGTTCTAATTCAGAACGATCTCGCGGGTCCGCCGATCGACGAAATATTCGAGCTTGCGCGCCTGACCGGAATCTCGCAGCAGAGAATGGGGTGGGTTCGCGCCGTCGCGGTAAAGGAGCCGACGCCGAAGACGATCGGCGCGGCGCTGATCAAAAATTCGCTGATACATTTCTCGCTCGCGACCGAAGCTCGGATAATTGCGAACACGACCTACGTGTCGTATCAGGAGGTCGAAGCTCTCAAGAGCAATATGAACGCCGCCTTCGATCCGATGGAGGAGATCGCCGCTGACGAGATGGATCAAGAGGTTTATCAGGCTCTCGTCGCGCTTCACGCTTCCGTCATCTTCTATCTCGTCGAAACTCAGCGACCGCTTCCGCGCATGCTTCGCTATCGCTTCTTTGAGACGCTTCCATCTCTCGTCCTCGCGTACAAACTCTATTCGGATGCCGGTCGCGCCGACGAGCTTAGAACGGAGAACAAGATCGTCCATCCGGCTTTCATGAGATTGACCGGTCGGGCGCTCTCGAACTGATCCATGTCAGACGATAGTCAAACGCTCGTCGGCGAGCAATTGAACCCGAACGATCCGGCGAACTATTCTCCGCTCGATTGGAACGCTCGCTCGCCTCCGACGCCGCATCTCACGCGTCCCGGTCGCGACGTCATTCCGAATCCGGAAGAGGTCGCGCTCCTTATCGTCGAGACTTATCGCTTCACCGAATGGGAGTCGGTCTGGGTTCAGCATCGCAAGGGCGAGGCGTTCGACCTGTTCCAGTTCACGGCGGCGGAGCGCGAGCCGTATCCGAACAAGTGGCAGGCGCTTCGATTTCATCCGGACGATCACGTTATCATCGAACTCGGCGGCCATCTCGCGATGAACGGCGTGATCACGATTCGTCAGGTCGCGTACGATAAGAAGAGCCACGGCGTTCAGCTTCAAGGGAAGGGAATAAGCCACTGGGCTTTCAAGTCCTCGGTCGATAATACCAAAACCGGGAGCTTCGACGGTCAATCGTTTGAGCAGATCGCGCGGGCGGTTCTCGCGCCGTATCCATCGCCGGTGAAGACGGAAGGCAATCTCGACGCGACGCCGTTCAAGCGTTGCTCGAATCAGCCAGGCGAGACGTGCTGGGACTTCCTCGAACGGCTCGCGCGTCCGCGCGGGATAATTCTCGGATCGGATTATCTCGGGAACATAACGCTGAGCGACGATCGCTTCGAGGCGGTCCTCGGCACGTTCATCGAGGGATTCAATATTCTTCGCTGTCAGGCGATCATCGACAAGGACCCGTTTCACCGGAAGTATTCGGCGATTGGTCAGACGAACAACGACGGCGACGAGAAGAGTCCCTCGCAGGCGGGAGAGCAAATGGCATCGACCGGCGGATCGGCGCCGGTCTACTCTCACAAGATCACGCCCTCCGAGCAACCGGTGTGGGGAATCGCAGAGTTGCAGAAGCGAGCCCAGAGCGAAGCTCTCTGGACCGAGGGTGCGATTATCGAGATCAACATTACCGTTCAGGGTTGGATCAATCCTCAGACGAAAGACATCTGGCGCGTCGGGAGATGCTACAAGGTCGTCTCGGCGATGGTATCCTTCAACGGAGTTCTCGCGGCTCAAACGGTTACGTTTACGCAGGACCGCTCATCCGGAACGACGACGACGCTCAAGCTCGTTCTTCCGCATCTATTGAAGATCAATACGAAGTTCGCTAACACGCAGCCGGTCACCGGACAGAATCAAACTTATCCGGACGGACCGACGGCTATGCCTACGTCACCGGGAGTCAATTTTTATGGGCTTCCTCCGGGAACGATAATCACACCGAACGGAATCGTCGATCCATCAGCGGGGACTTAAATGCACAGAGCTACTCCTCGTCAATCTTCTTTCCGCGGCTACACCTCCGGCGGCGCGCGATCGGCTATCCACGAGATAGACGACGGCAAGAAGATGCAGTTGAGCAAAGCGAACGGGATGAAGAACGAGACTCGCGAGAACATCGAGTCTCCTCAGAACTATGGGTTCACGTCCGTCGTCGCCGACGGAGACAAGGGACCGAACGGCTCTCTGAAGAACAGCGCGGAAGCCATAATGCAGTTCATCGGAGGGAACCGGTCCTTCCCGATGACGACGTCCATGGACGACCGCCGTCACCGCTTGTGGAATCTCGCCAAGGATGCGGCCAAGGGCGCCGTCGCCATGTTCGGTCAGAAGGAGTGGGGTCAGCAGTATCTCAATACGGAAGACGGCCAGTTCATCACGGGCAATATGGAAAAGAAGAACCGGATGCAACTCGTCCAAAATAAGAACGGACAGAAGCAGCAGAAGCAGTCGGGAGGAGGAGCGCAGCAGGCGGGCGTTACGACTCGGCTCGCGAGCGGACACATCGCCACGCGCCTCGGAGACGGACGCTTGGTCATTCGATCCGAGTCGGGCGTCGACTTCGAAGTCGAGGAGTTCGACGCTCCCGAATCCAGAGCCGCGGACGGCGGAGGCGGTGACGGCGGCGGAGGAGGCGGAGGCGGAGGTCAACAGGGGCAGCAACAGAGCGGTCAGTCGACCGGTCAGAACACGCTTCACAAAGAGAACACAGAAGTCTACGTCGAGCAGAACGGGACGGATACGACTAACCGTCACGGCTCAGCGTTCGCTTCCGTGAAGAGCGGGAGCGACAGCTCGACGCACTGGGAGCAGGACAAGAAGAAGTCGACCCAGTGCACCGAAGATCACATACACATACGCTTCAAGGAGCATCGCATATTCAATGACAAAGACGGCAACTGGTGCACGAGTCCGCTTCTCGTGAAGAAAGATATTTACTGCAAAGAGGGGTGAACGTGTGCGTTGGTGGCTCAACACCGATCCGCCGAATCTCTTCTCGGTCGACAATGCTTCCGTCTCGGGCATGGATTTCTCCGGGCTCGACTCGGATATATTCATGATTCAATGGACCGACGGCAAGGGAGAGATCGAGCGACAGTTCGACAAGGACACGAACGACAACGGTCTCCGCGAAGGATTCTTCGACGTAACGCCGTACGCGCCGCTCTTCCAACAATTCCTCCGGAAGACGCCGTGGCTTACTCTGGATCAGGCGAAGAAGGTTCAGATCGACCTGATCCTTCAGCTCTTCGACTCGAAGCGGCAAATGCCGTTTCACTACGCGGTCGCGGCGGGAGACTACTGGTGGGACGCGTCGGATGGATCGATGTACGCCGGGTCGATTCCGTCTATCCAGAACCTGAACGCATCGGTCGGTCAGATAATCGCGCGCATCAACTCGATCCAGTCGTGGCTCGACTCGCTCTGCGGTGTGATCTCTAGCGGGATCAGCGACGTCGGTGACAATGTCGTCTATCAAATCAACAACAACGTCGTCGGCATTCACAACGCCGCGATCTACGCCGACAACGTGAACAACGTCGCCGCTGGCGACGCTCTCGTGAATTACATCAACACGGTCATCTGCCCGGCCATCAAGACGACGCTACTCGCTTCTGTTCCCTCTGGTGAGGCGACGATCTTGGTCAATGGCGCGGCTGGAACCGGGGCGCAGAGCTCAACTGTCATTGACTTCGTCGACAACCCGTACAACATGACGAGCATCTCAGCCGACTTCGTCTCGATCTCGCCGCCGTCCTACGCGGCGCTCCCGCCGGTCGGATCGACGAACGTTCAGTGGATACCGATCGGATCGTCGACGCCGGTGAACGTGACGCCCGCGGAGCAGGCTGCGATCCTTCAGGGAATAGCCTCGCGGACGAACGCTCTCAATCAAGTCAAGTATACGAAGACTGCGGAGGTGACGGCGTTGACGACTATCGACAGCGTGATCGACTACGACGTCACGACCGGCTGGCCAGCGACGCCGCTGCCGCCCGGGTTTGATCCGAACAAGCTCTTCACGGGGGCGAGCGCGAACGTCGCCTTCGTTGGAGCGTCGTCTGGCGGCGGAGGCGGTGGCGTTCCGGAGGCACCGTCTGACAATGTCACTTACGGTCGGCGCAACGCTGTTTGGAATCCGGCTCTCGCTCTCAGCGGTGACATCCTCGACGGAGGGAACTTCTGATGGCTGACGTCATCCGAGTCAAGCGGCGAGCTTCGCCCGGAGCCGTCGGCGCGCCTCCGTCGCTCGCCAACGCCGAACTCGCCTACAACGAAAACGATCACACGCTCTACATAGGCGAGGGAACCGGCGGCGCTGGCGGCAGCGCGACGGTGATCGTTCCGATCGGAGGCACCGGCTTCGCCAAGATAGATTCGCCGACGTTCACGGGAGACCCGAAGGCACCGACTCCTTCTCCTGGTGACAACGACACGTCGATCGCAACCACGGCGTTCGTGACCGCCGCGGTCGCGGGAGCGACCGCCGGAGTCGCTAGCTTCAACGGTCGGACCGGGACGGTCACGCTCCAGGCTTCGGACGTGACCGGAGTTGGCGGCGCCCTCCTCGCCTCGCCGACGTTCACTGGAACACCAGCGGCGCCGACCGCGGCGAACGGCACGAATACGACTCAGATCGCGACGACCCAATACGTCCTCTCGACGCGCCACGATCAGCTCGTTCCGCCGAACGCGTCGGTGAGCTGGAACAACCAGAAGATCACGAACCTTCTCGACCCGACCGCGACTCAAGATGCGGCGACCAAAGGGTACGTCGACAACATCGCGCAGGGTCTCGATGCCAAGGCGTCCGTGAGGTCGATGACGAACGCTCAGACGACTTTGTCTGGCGTTCAGTCGATCGACGCCGTCTCCAACGTCGCGGGCGATCGCGTCCTTCTGATCGGCCAGACGACTCAGGCGCAGAACGGCGTCTACATAATGGCGTCCGGCGCGTGGACGCGCGCGACCGATCTCGATACTTGGAATGAGCTCGTCTCCGCCTACGTCTGGGTCGAGGAGGGCAACTCGTTCAAGGATACGGGTTGGCTGTGTACGGTGGATCAGGGCGGTACGCTCGGGACGACCGCGGTCACGTGGGTTCAGTTCTCCGGCGCGGGTCAGATCACCGCGGGCGCCGGTCTCACGAAGACCGGCAACACGATCGACGTCGTCGGGACGACGAACCGGATCGCCGTCGCCGCCGATTCGATTGATATTGATTCCAACTACGCCGGTCAGTCTTCGATTACGACGCTCGGAACGATCGCGACCGGTGCGTGGAACGCGACGACGATCGGTGTTGCCAAGGGCGGTACGGGAGCGACGACGCTCACTGGTTATGTTAAGGGAAGTGGCACGAGTCCGTTCACCGCGAGCGCAACGATTCCGAACACGGATGTTTCCGGTCTCGGAACGATGTCGGTTCAGAACGCGAGCGCGGTAGCGATCACAGGCGGCACGATCGACGGTATTACGTTTGACGGCGGGACTTTCTAAGTGGTCGATACGCTCCGCATAAAGCGACGTCTCGCGGGCGGCGCGGCGGGTGCTCCAGCGGCGTTGAAGAACGCCGAGCTTGCGTTCAATGAGCAAGACAACATTCTTTATTATGGTAAGGGCGACAGCGGCGGAAATGCAACTTCTATAATTCCGGTCGGAGGACCCGGAGCATTTCAAGCCATAGGTGGGGGCGCCTCCGTTACGATCGGAACCACACCTCCAGCTTCTCCGACGGCTGGCGCGATGTGGTTCGATACCAACGTCGGTCAACTCTTCATCTACTACGTCGATGCGGATTCGTCGCAGTGGGTAGTGGCGGTCAATCTCGGCGTCAGCGGCGCCGCTGCCTTCGGCACCGGCGATGCCAAGCTGACGCTGAAGACGACCGCCGATCCCGGCTGGATCATGATGGACGACGGGACGATCGGCGACGCGACGTCGGGCGCGACGACGCGAGCGAACGCCGACTGTCAGAATCTTTACACGCTCATCTGGATGAATATCCCCGACACGTGGGCTCCGGTTACGGGCGGACGCGGAGCG